CACTTTTGCGCCGCCCTGAAGGCTCTCGTAAATCTCTTTGGCAATCGGCTCAAACTGAGTGCCCCACAAGCATGCGGTCATACTCGGCCCGCCCTGCGCTGCGGATTCGCGAGGGTATACTTTTCGCACGAGCATCTCTTTCCGGGCGGAAGGAGACGCGCTGGCGAACGCCTTGCACACTTCGGACGCCGTAATCATCTCGCCGCGCTTCAAGAGCCATGCGTCGGTGCGCTGGTCGGCTTTTCCGTACAGTTTCAGCAGACGGTTGATCTTGCGCCTTCGAATCCAGACCCGTGCGATATCAGGGACGTCGTTCATCAGGGTGTGCATCTCCCGCTTCGCTTGTTTGTAAGGATACTCCTGCTCCCGACACACTTGCCGTATCCTGCGATGGAGGCGAGTGACGGAATCGAGGTTATTGAATACATGCTCTGCTATCATTTGTATTTGGCAAGTATGTTCTTCAAAGATCCGGTTTACACGGTTTGAGTATCGCACCTATATAATGGAGAGCATTGCGACGCAGGAGCAGTGGGTCATTCAGCGTCTTGAAACCTTCTACACCCCCGAGCGGATTGAAAAATTGCGCGAAATTTTGTCAAGCAAGACGGGCGGTGTGTCCCTCCGCATTCTGGACTGGTTCGTGACCAACTATTCGAAAAAGAACAACGTCTCCTACGTCACGAAAGCCGGAAAGCACGTCATCGTCTACCTTGCGTACAAGTGCCACCTCAAGGCCTACAGCAAGAAGATGTTTGACCCCTTCTGCCGGCACAACCGCATTGACTTTCACGGCGTCTCGACGACGGTCGGACAGCTCAATTTTTTCGCATGGGCGATCGAGGACGAGTGCATCGATTATATGCACACGCACATTGACGATATTCATGCGGATATGGAGACGCGCATGACTGCTGCGGCGGCGGGTGCGGGTGGCGGCGGGGATGCGCGCAAGAAGCGCCACGAGTTGTCCCATTCGGCAACCAAATCGCTCAAACACCATGACGTAAAAATTACGGTATCGTTTAAGTAAGTAATGAGTTTGGCGTGGCAGGTTGCCGCCCTTATAGACAAACAGACGGGACCCCTCGAAGACTTTATAGCGGAGGACAAGAAGACGGGTTCCAAGTACACCGAGTGGCACCAAGAGCGACCGCGAGACGGTCACACTGCATTCACGCACGCCATCAAACTCGGTCGTCTCGATATCGTCAAGTACATTGTTGAAACGCATCCCGGAATTGAAAATGAAGAGAACGACTTTTTCGGGATGCCGCGCGACTATGCCGAACGGGAAAAGCAGAACGATATCGCCGAATATTTGAAAAGTGTGGGAGCTGTCTTGCGAGGGGGGCCGGCGCCCAAATCGACACCCAAATACACCGCCAGTCAGGTGTCAGACTATTTCGCAGGCCCGCCGTCCCCGTTCGATATCGCCGAGTCCGAACTTGACGGTAGTCTCAAGATGATGGTTATTGTGCGCGAAGAGGAGCTTGTCGTAAAGTGCGTGACCGTACGTGGCCAGACAGTCCTGAAGACGCTCGAAATAACCGACACAGAGCTGTCGAGCCTCATAAAGGACATACCTGGCAACCCGTGCAAGAACCAGATCGGGGCGGTATTCATACAAACGTCTCTTCGAGAAAACACGCACTTTTTTGTACTATATAGAGGCGACGTTGACAAGGAGATTTACCCGTACGGTTTCATATGCGCTCGACCGGAGGGAACGGGATACTTTCTCGACCTGATTTGCGCGACCAAGCACGGCGCGGATCTTCTGAAATTCTTCATAAAGTGGTGCACCACGAAAAAAGCCTCGCACATCCACCTGCACGCCCTGCCGCAGGTGATGGGGCTGTACACCAAGTTCGGATTTCAGTTCCGCAGGGGCTGTTCGGACTCGGCCATTCCCGAGACGAAAGAGTTCAAGGCGAAGGTGGCCGCAGCAGGCAAGGCGTTTCCCTCGTCCCTGCCCGATGTGTGGACCAACGACGACTTCAAGTACGTCCGCGAGATGGTTCTCAAGTTACAGAAACGGGGGTTTTCCGCGTCGGACAATGAACCTGCCGGGTGCCTTTCTCCCGATCTGGACGAAGAAACGTTAAAAGAACTCAATTGCGGCATCGATGGGTACACAATGGTCCGTTGTAAGTCTCCGAAATTACAGACGCGCAAGCAGCGTAAAACCAAGCGCCGCAAAACTCGCAAGAGAAAGTAAGTGATGCTAGGTCTTCATAACGTATATCCTGTAGACGAAAGCATTGCGCCCTTTGACCTCGATACCGACGTCGAAGAATACAATTATGACGGACGCACGGTCTATAGAGGCAACCTAGATCCCGAATATTCGGGTGTCCAGGTCTACTGTTTATACGACGAGGAGAACAAGCGCGTGGGCGTCGCCGAGCATACATCGGACGGCCGGCATAAATGCCTATGGCACCGCGACAACGTGTTTTCTACATTGCTACAGGAAGACTGGAGCGTCTACGACGAAACGTTGTGGAATATCATGACGGAAACGGCCTACAACGAGTGCATGAAGCGCGGTTGGACGACAGTCAAACAAGTCAAGACGCGGACCCACGCCCTCAAACTCGTCACGCCCGATGACATTTCCGCCGCCGCAGCCGACACGCCGCCGGTGTGCAGCAGGTGTTTGTCCACGAAACTCCATGCGGGCTGCATTGTGGAACCTGAACGAAAAAAGTTGACATTATTCGATACATTATTCGTGGACGACGATGGCACTATTTATATTCCTCCGGGCGATTCTATCGTCTACCGCTGCGAAGACGGAGACTATGCGACCTTTCTGCGGCGAGGCGCCGCTGCTGCTGCCGCAGGTGCCGGAGCGGGAGCCGGAGCAGGTGCTGGAGGCTCTATGGCCGCCGCCCCACCGCCATAACCCTCGTCGTCGTCATCACCGTCTGCTGCGCCTGCGCCTGCCTTCGGCGCTGGTGCCGCTGCCTCGTCGTCGTCATCGTCCGCAGCGAATGCCGCACGCGCACTGCCTGCGGGCGGCGCAGCTACCCTCTCGCCGTCGTCCTGATCCTCGCGGAACAGATCACGCGCCGTCTGGCGGCGTCGCTTGCTGACCTTGACGAACGAGGGCTTCCACGTCAGACCGAACGCCTGTCCGATAATGTAGATGCTGCCCTGCGCGATAATGTTCGCCGAGCAACCCTTGCCGAACGCGTCCGGAAGATCTGACGGCGACTTGAGAATCACGTCATTGTCCTCGTCGTCGATAATGTCCATGCTGACCTTGCCGTCGTACACGGGCAGCTTGAAGCGCAGGCTCGGCGGGTACTTGCCGTTCGGGACCCAGCCCTCTGCCGTATTCTCGACCGAGACGCTCAGGAACTTGTTGAATGAATCGCGAATTGATCCCAGTTCACGCTTCTTTCCGAACCACTTCGCGCTGTTGTCCACTGCCGCCTTGAGCACTGCCTCCTGAAACTCGCGCAGGAAGTTGTAGGCCTTCTGGACGTCGTCCGTACCCGCTGCGGCTTCCGTGCCGTAGGGGTCGCATCCGTGCAGGCTCGCCGACATCGTGTAGGACGTCGTAAAGCTGCCGTCCTTGTTCTGGTTCTCCTTCACGAGAACCCCGCCTGGAAACATGAACTGCGGGAAGCGAAACTGGACGTTCTGGTTCGTGTACTTGAAGGAGACGGATCCACCGCCCTGCTTGTTCTTCTTGACTTCCGAAAACGTGATGTTGGACGCATTGATCTTGCAAACGTTGACTGTTGCGGGGGCTGCCATTTCTTCTCTTGTGTGTGCTGTTCACCTACCCAAATCCACCCGATCCGTTTTGTCATCATATTTTCGTATCGGTGTCGAATAAGCGTAATATGAAGTGCTTGGCATGTCAAAATAAAAAATCAGCAGAGAGGTGCAGCAGGAATGCTCTCACGAACTGCATGTATTGCGGTATGCACATGCGCAGCAAGCGCGTGTCTTCGTGGTTGACGGCGGGGGCCTTGCGAGGAATCGCAAAGTTTCAAGCGATCATTCGAGGCGGAAACGTGCGGGCGTACAACCAACTCGCGGGTCGCGGCGTAATTGATCGCAGAATCTGTAACAACGATTCGGACGTCGTGACCTGCGAGGACAAGGCAGACGTGCACCCTTCGAATTACTTTTCGGTGGAAGAAGACGGCAAGGTGTGGTGGTTCGACCAGCGCACAATCTTTCAGTGGTCACAAAAAGATCTTGAAATACAGAACCCGTACACCCGCACTCCATTCTCCAAAGAAGACACGTGCCGTCTACGCAGGATCGTACGATACCGCAAACGCCTCCGCAAGCCCCTGTATCACGAGGGGCAACCCAATCTCGTCGGGACCATCGATATGCGCGACAACCGGTGGTTGCGGGTATGTCAAATCCTCCGCGAATTTGATTTCGAACTGCACCACGAGCACTTTATTTCGCTGTCCTATCCCGCGATCGTCCTCCTCATGAATTCGCTTATACAGGATACGCGCTACTGGAGCGACTCCCATACGCAAAAGTACCACACCATTTTGCGCAACCTCCGCAACATCATGCACACCTACAACACCGAGCGCCACCTGAGCCTCGACATTGCCACCGTTCTGCTCTCGGTCCTCGTCGAAATGTGGGACTCCTACGAGTTCGCCACGTACATCAATACCGCATACCACTGCGCGTACAATTATAGCGTCCACATTTAGTCGCGGGTATACCTCAGAACCTCCTTGCGTATATCACTATATCCCTCCTCCTGCTTCATGAGACCAGGAACGACTACGAACCACGCGTCTTTAGCAAATAGAGTGTTTATGCATACATCCAGTCCGTGAACCCACGACCGATTGGACTGTTGAAGAAGCGCATAGGAGTCTGTATAGTTTCCAAGAAGTGTGTCGTAGTACTTGGAATTGATTAGGGTCGCTTCTGCTCCAAACGTACGGATCAGTCGCAGTGAATCCTCGTGCCACCGTGTGTTATGACCTCCCAGCACAATCGCGTCGTATTCCGACTGTGCTAGGCGGGTCAGTGTTTCCAAACCTTCGTCGAACGTATCCGTCCAACGAGCATCATCTTCAAGAACCAGGACGTTCTTCCATCCCTTCTCTTTCGCCATCTTTAGTGCAGCAATATGGCTTTCCGTTGCCCCCCACGCGCCGTTCTCACGCTTTATCGCGCTGAACCGCGTCACCTTTTCCGGTGGGAAGTATGGCTCCAAAACCGCTTCGATCCCCGCACGCCGGTCAGTTCTGTGATCTAAATTTATGTAGACAACGTGTTCCACAAACCCAAATTTGCTGTCTGGCATTTGTTTCTTTTCGCAATTTGCCTGTAGATAGATTTTGAGATTTTTAGGGTCTAAAACGGATGAAACTTTTTTTCGGATCGGCCTGTCGTCACTTGAAGTGAGTTTCAGATTCAGGATTCAAATTCAAAAGTTGCCAAGCAGGGGGGGTACCCTCGAAAAACAGAAAAATTCGGCATACCCCCCCCCTCAAATTTTGGACCAAAATGCGTTTCGCAAACTTTTTTCGGACCCAGATTTTTGCAGATAAATGTCCATTTTTCATTTCAATATCTTTTGCCGTTTGTTAAATACCCCCTTTTGCCCAAAAAATCTTTTTGCCCGTCCGGGTCCAAAGATTTGCTGAAAAAGTAGGTAAGAAACAGGTATATTTAAAACACGTTCTGAAGACTCCAAGAGGGTGCGGTATTCGGTGGTAGACCGCCATCAAAAGCCACACCGGCAGTAGTGCCACTGACTGACTCCTTGCGCCTATTGGTTTGATCGTCGAATAGAAACAGTAAGGTTGTCTCTGGAGTAACAGTGAGTGGTGAACTCGGTCTAGTAAACGGATCGGTGTACACAGCAGTCCCCTTGACAATTCGGAAATTTGTAATAGACCCCTTGAATAAAACTGGTTCTTGATCGACCCTGCCTTGTGGAAATGACCCGATATTGAGATAACATGTATTCATTGAATCGGACATGTTGTATGATGTGGCAGTAAACGTTTGTGACGCGTTCGTTTCGCCGTCGATATATACAGTTATTTTATTTCCGCCTTCACCGACTATTGCAAAGTGGTGCCACGTATTAAACAATGATTCTGGGAAGTCGAAATATCTAGTGTTAAATCCACCCGATCCACCATTCCATAGGTAAAATCTGCGTTCACGAGGCTTATTGGAGTTGGGTGCTTCAATTGAGACAGCATATATTGCAGCATTGGTTGTTGCCAGATCGTTGAACGCAAACACTCTTGGAAATTGAGGTGGCAAATCTGGGGTTATGTTCATCCACCACTCGATAGTGAAATCTCCAGTACCCAGTTGAAGACGATCATCTTCGTTACCAATTCGCATATATGACGTTCCCCCGAACCGAAGTGTACCAATCGGCTCTGGGTCCGGCGGCGTGGGCTCTGCATACGTCATTCCGGTGAGATATAGGGGTTGGATTGCTCCGCCCGCCCCTGCTCCCACGCCAACGTATCCATTGTCGACGCCAAGTAGGGCAGGTAAGTCTACATTTGTGTATGTGTTCGCAACACTATTCTCATCGGTGTCTTCTATAGTCCACGAAAGAGTTTTTGCGGTAGAATTGTATACCAATCTAACGGTTATGGCAAGGTCGTTGGTGTTGATCATGCTGTTTTTTATGCTGTTTCCGACAGTGTCGATGCGTACTGTGCTTCCCGATGGTGCTGTTCCAGATGTGTTTGCGGTTACTAGAGATGTGGTTGCTGCCGCCAGATATGGATTCACGCTAACTGCGAC